ATCTCGTAAGGCTGATAGCATCGATGCATCTCATAAAGGCACTGACGGCTGGAAGGCCACAATCCCAGGCCTTAAAGAGTGGTCCATCGACCTCGAAACATTGCTTATGCCTAATGAAGAATCGTTGAAATTGTTAGATGAAGCTTTCTTGAACGATGATCTTATCAATATTAAAATTGAATATCCTAACAAATCATATATGACAGGTATTTGCTCCATTACAGAATTGTCTATGAACACACCACATGACGATGTGGCAACGTATAAAGGCAGCTTGAATGGCGTAGGTCCATTGTCCAAATTAAAACAACCATAATTTATAGTTAATTTAAGGAGTGCGCACTCATGAAAAAAATCACATGTGATGTATTTAATACTGGCGAAACAATTTATTTTACGATTGGTCGAATTGCTGAACTTGAACAGCTATGGGGTGAACCTATTTTTAAAGCAGTTCAAGCTGGGGCAATGACATTTCAACAATTAATCACTGCATTTGTTGTCGGAATGAAGCACGAAGGTCGTAAACGCGATTATATTTACTACCAGGAAAAGCTACAACAATTATTCGATGAAGGCGAGGTTCAATATTTAGACCTTGTACAGTTAATTGTAAAAGCATTAATCGGTAGTGGTGTCTTTGGTAAGGCTGCGTACTATGCATCATTTCCTGAAGAAGCTGACGAAAAAGCACAATCCGAAGTAGAGGCAGAGGAAGCAGAAACAAAAAACTAGAAGGGGGCTATACGGCCCCCTCTTTTAATTTATGGATAACAAAGGCCGAGCGTACGGCGTATGGTCCACTCAATTTGAAGCCTTGGGAATTTATGAAATTAAGCCCTATGGAATATTACAAACTGGTGGAAGGGTACGAATTGCGAATGGAGATTGAGGACCGTAGACAGGCTTATTTTACGTGCATAATGACAAACGTTCATATTGCTGGCAATAAGCGGTTAAAAGTCGAGGACATCATGAAGCAATTACACCCTATTACGTTGGCACAACGCAAAACGGAAGAAAAGTTATTCATGGAAGAATTTAGACAGGCGGGAGGTGAGATATAAGAAAATGGCAGATTCACAAATCAATGTACGCATAGTCGGTTCATCTAGTGGTGCCGAGCAAGCACTTGAAAGGGTGGCTAAGAAAGCGGAAAATGCACTAGGAAAAGACGTTACTGCTTCGATGGAGGCTGTTAAAAGCAAAGCGCAGAAGATCTTCGGTATAGAAATTCCTAGTATCATGAACGCTGCAAAAAGTGGTGCTGCATTTGGTGCTGCAGCAATAGGTATTGAAGCTGCAGGGCGAGCCATGAAAGATATGGCAGTTAGTGCTGTTCAAACCACCGACCAACTTACACAAATTAGGGCACGTATCAATCTAATTAATGACGGCAGTCAGTCTACTGCTGAAATTATGGACAAGATTTATAGCGCAGCTAACCGTTCTCGTGGTAGCTATTTAGATATGGCCGATAGTGTTGCTAAGTTGAATATGCTTGCAAAAGACGCTTTTTCATCTAATGACGAAGCAATCTATTTTGTTGAACAGTTGAATAAGCAGTTCAAGATCTCCGGAGCTAGCGTAGAAGAAACTACATCAGCTATGTACCAGTTAACGCAAGCAATGGCAGCTGGTAAGCTACAAGGGGACGAATTCCACTCAATTATGGAAAACGCTCCGATGTTGGCACAATCTATTGCCAGCGAAATGGGTTTGACTGTAGGTCAATTAAAGGAAATGAGCTCGCAAGGGCTTATTACTGCTGACATTATCAAAGAGGCACTGTTCAATAGTGCAGAAGAAACAAACGCTAAGTTTGCAGAAATTCCTATGACGTTCCAAGATATAGGAACGCAAGTTCAGAACGAATTAATAGCTGCATTTCAACCAGCTATGGAAGAAATAAGCAACATGACAAGTTCAGGTGTATTGAACGATGCACTTGCTGGGGTGTCTATTGCCTTTCGTTTGGTTGGCACTGCTGCACAAGCAGCCATTATTACTGTAAGGGGTGCATTTAGTGCGTTATCAGTTGTAATTGGTACAGCTAAGAATATTGTTACGAGCTTTGCTAATCTATTTAGAATTGCCATGCCAGGGGTTGCCACTGCCATTGTAGGTGTTACAACGGCATTTATCACTTATAAAGCGACAGTCGCATTATGTAGCGCTCAAACTGCTGCATTGACTGTAAAAACTGTAGCGTTAAAAACTGCACAAGTCGCCTCTGCAATTGCAACTAGGGCTTATGCGGTAGCAATGACTGTTGTTAAAGTAGCCGTTCAAGGAACTATCTTGTCAATAGGCGCATTGACTTTGGGGACAACTGTCCTCAAATCGTTATTTCTAGCATTAAGAAGTAGTACATTAGCTGCAGCTACTGCTCAGCGTGTATTAAATGTTGTAATGAAGGCAAACCCAGTCGGAATATTAATATCCGTCGTAATGACTTTGGTCGGTGTGTTTGCGACTGCATCTGCTGCGTCTAATGGTTTCGGTAATACGTTAAGTTCGGTATTTTCAACTATTGTTCATACCGCCGTTTGGGGTGTAAATAAGATTATCGAAGGGCTTAACTGGTTAATTGCAAAACTTAATAGCGTGGGGGATAAAGTCGCAAAATTCTTTGGTACATCTTTTACTGCTATTCAACAAGTTGATACTATCAGTGCAGAAACAGCACAAGATATTGTAAATACTGGCGTTAATATGGCATCACAAATAACACAAGGGTTATCCGGTGGCGGTGATACTGGCCTAGACGTTGGCGGTGGTGGTGGAGATGATGGCGGTTCCGCTGGCACCGGCAAAGGTGGTAAAGGTGGAAAAGGTGGCGGAGGTGGTAAAGGCCACTCCGGAAAGGATCTTGCAAAAGAGGCCAAAGAGGTCCACGAAAAAATCTTGCAATCGTTCTTGGAAATGCAAGGCAACCAGGTCGAGCTTATTGAATTGCAATACAAAAAGGAACTCGATGAGCTTAATAAATCAAAGAGTGCTAACGCTAATTATCAAGAAGATTTAAAGAACCTTAACGATGTTTATGCTGATAAACGTATCAAGGCTAAGCAAGAGGAGTTTACAAAACTCCGTGCCATTGAAACAAGTATTCGAGATATGCAAAAAGAATTCGCTCTCAATACTGCTGATAAAGACAGTACTGGTAGCGTATCTCCGTCTGTTCAGTTGTCTAAAGATTATATCGACGCTATCGATACAATCGAAGATAAATATGCGGAAATGGTCGATAAGTTCATCAAAATGGACGCCATGGAACAGCAACATTATATTGATAAGTTGAAAGAACGAGGCATTGCCTTCCAACTTACCGGCGATGGACAAATCTCGTTTGAGGCTATGAAAAATGCAGAGTTATTAGCAAAGCAAGAAGAGTATCAGAAAAAGGCATTACAACTTCAAACCGAGTTGCAAGACGAAAAATATAAAATTGAAGAAGCTATGCGAACTCAAAACTTCGAGGCGTTACAAACTGCATTGAATGATGAATATATCGCTATGCAACAAAACTATGACTTGCGAAAGTCATTACTTGAAGAGTACAAACAAGCCACTATCGATGCTCATTGGAACGGACAGCAGCTATTGTTTGACGCATTAAACGCTGGTATAGATAGCATGCAAAGTGGCATTTCAGGTCTTATTCAAGGTACTACCACTTTAATGAGTGCCATTCAAAATATCGGGAAAGCTATCCTAAAAACTATTGCAGATTTTATTGCAGGTTGGATCGCAGCTATGGTTAAGAAAGCCGTGTTCGGTAAAATGCTACAATCGCAAGAAGCTACTGCTGGAATTGCTGCAGCTAATGCTCAATTACCGGCTTGGAGTGCATTGGCACAACAAGTTAGTATGGCAACGTTTGGCGCAAGTGCTATCGCTGGTATGGCTGCATGGAGTGCTAACACGGCAGCTGGTGCAGCTCAAACAGCTACACAAAGTGCGTTCTCCGGTATGTTCAATTCCGGTTCAAGTGGATTTAGTAGCAATCTATCATTGCCTAAATTGGCAAGCGGTGGTGTGGCTTATGGCTCCACTTATGCTGAGATTGGCGAAGGCAAATATAAAGAAGCTGTATTGCCTTTGAGTGAAAGTACATACGACGAAATTGGTGGCGGTATAGCTCGTGCCAATGGTGGCGGTGCTGGCAGCATTACGTTCAACGTATCTGCTATGGACGCTCAATCGTTTGGAACGTGGCTCGAAAACTCCGCAGGACGTTCGCTAAGACAGTTTTTAGTTAACCAAGATAGGGAATTTATAGCAACGGAGGGCACGTGGTAGTATGGCAGATTTAATTAAATTTCCGGATATCAAATCCCTTGCGTGGAAGTCTACGAAGGCTCAAAAATGGGATACTAAAATAAAGCGTACTGGGAGCGGTCGAGTACGAACCATGACAACGTGGCAGTATCCGCAATATACAATAACCACTGAATTTGCAATATTAACTCCAGAGGAGCATAAGCAAATTATGGGGTTCTATGCAAAAGTAAAAGGCGGTACAGTTCCTTTTCTTTGGTTGGATCCAGAAGATTTTGAGGAAAAGGGTATTCGTTTAGGTACTGGGGCTCAATCTGAATGGCAAGCAGTTCGTTTGTATGGTGATTTTAGGGAACCGGTAGCACATATCGAAAACCTAAAATTATATGCTAATGGGACGCCTATAAATGCTGTATCTGATAAGGGAGTAATTAGGTTAGCACAAGGGGTAACAGTAGCACCGACTGCGATTATTACTGCTGACTATACATATTATTGGAAAGTAATGTTCAGCGGTGATTATACGGACGAAATCATTTATAAAGACATATTTAAGTCTAAGTCTTTTAAATTGGTAACAGTGAGGTGAGTAAATGAAGGAAGTCGGACAGATTTTAAGCAATCATTTAAGCACATCTCAATCATTCTTGTCGTGTGATTTATACGAGCTAAAACTAAAAAGCGGTATCAGCTATTACTGGGCCGATACCGATGCAGATGTAAATTATGGGGGCCACACTTATAAAGGTGATGGCCCTATTATTACGCGCGAAAAAATAGCTACGAACAGTACTGTTAGCGTTGATAAGTTAAGCGTAACCATTACTGCTAGTCAAAACGACCAAATTGGTGGTGTGCCTGTATTGGAAGTCGCTCATAATGGTGGTTTAGACGGTGCAACGCTTGATCTACGCCGTGCATTTTTTGACGATGCTGGCAATGTGATTGAGTGCATAGACCTATTCCATGGAATTTGCGAAGTAACACAGGGCGGCGGCTTTATATTGAAAATTAGTGCAAAGTCAGTTGTACAAAAGCTCAATATCGAATATCCAAACCGAAGATATTACCCTCAATGCCCTTATAGTATTTACTCGAAAGAGTGCGGTGTCGATATTAAGGCTTATCGCAAGAAAGCAAAAGTAACAGCTGTTACTGGTACCAATACCGTGCAAATCGATATACCATTTGAGGACGGCTATTATACAGCCGGTGGTATGGAATGGATAAGCGGACCATTAGCAGGGCAAGCAACGCAAATTATGGATAGTAAAAACGGCACCATTATTTATATGAGTGCGACTAACACATCACCTCGTATTGGTGATGTAGCCTATATCTATCCAGG